TTATTACCAGAGGGTAATTCTTCTGGAGATGAAAAATTTACAGGAACAGGAATTATAACTGGAATGTCAGTTAATAACTCTATGGATGCAATCATTTCAAGATCAGTTACTTTTCAAGGTACAGGAGCATTGACAAGAGCAACGGTATAATCCTAATTTATGTCAGTTATTGATAGAGTTAAAACACATTTTGAAACTCTTAAAACTATCACTATTGAGGTTGAGGAGTGGAAAGATGAACATAATAATCCGTCTGTGTTTTATTCAGAGCCTTTAACATTAGAAGAAAAAAATATTATTTTTAAAAAATCAAATAACTTTCAAGACTTAAATGTTCTTGTAGATTTACTTATAATGAAACTCCAAGTCAAGAATGACAAAGGAGAAATGATTAAAGCATTTAGCTCAGAAGATAAATTTGCTTTAAGAAAAAAAGCAGACTCCAATGTTATTGGAACAGTAGCCAATAAAATCTTGCTAGACACCTCTTACGAGGAAGCCGAAAAAAAGTAAGTAGCGACCCAGCTACAAGGTCGCTTTTAGTTGTAGCAGACAGACTTCACATTACAATTCAACAAGTTTTAGATATGCCTGTAAGCCATTATAATCTTTGGTTAGCTTACTTGAAAAAAGAACAAGATGAGTATAAAAGTCAAGAGAGAATGGCTCAACATAGAAAATAAAGATAATGGCAACACAAAAACTTAATATAGACATAGTAGCAAAGGATAGGTCAAAACAAGCCTTACGAGGTTTGCAAGGAAGTCTAGGAAGATTAAAACAATCAGTATTTAATTTAAGAAATGCCTTTATTGGTTTAGGTGCTGGTCTTGTTATTAGAAATATAGTCAATACAGGAAAGCAAATTGAAAACCTACAAGTTCAATTAAAATTCTTATTTGGTTCAGCACAAGAGGGTGCAAAAGCTTTTGATGAAATGGCAAAATTTGCTTCTAAAGTTCCTTTCTCACTAGAAGAAATACAAAAAGGTTCAGGAGTATTAGCAGTTGTTAGTGATGATGCTAAAGAATTAGCAAAATTAATGAAAATCACAGGTAATGTTGCCGCAGTAACAGGACTAGATTTTAAAACAACAGCAGAACAAATACAAAGATCAATGAGTGCTGGTATATCAGCCGCAGATTTATTTAGAGATAAAGGTGTTAAAGATATGCTAGGTTTCAAAGCTGGTGCAACTGTATCAATAGAAGAAACAGTAAAAGCATTTGAAAGAGTATTTGGAGAGGGTGGAGAGTTTGATGGAGCAACAGATGAATTAGCAAATACATTATCTGGTACTTTATCAATGATAGGCGACAAAGTTTTTAATTTTAAAAGAGTTTTATTAGATGCTGGTTTCTTTTCACAACTTAAAAAACAATTTGGCGATCTTAATAAATCATTAGAAAAAAATTCAGAAACAATGGACAAGATTGCAGTAACCATTGGAACAGTTTTAGCAGTAGCAGTTGAAAGAGTAGTAGCTGGTTTTAAATTTTTAGCAAAATATTCAGATGAAGTTGCTTTTGCTTTTAAGGTTATAATATCTTTAAAAATAGGTGCTATGCTTATAAGATGGGCTAGAGCATTAGTTCCTATTGTAGCTTCTATGAGAGCATTAGTTTCTTTATCAGGTGTAGGATTAAAATTAGTTGCGGCTTCTTTTGCCGCTTCTGTTGCAACATTTTTGGCACTTAATAATGAACTAGACGAATTAGAAAAAAAAATTAATTCTAATTTTGAAGCACAAAAAAAAGCATACGACCCAACTATGCTATTAGATCAACTTGGTAACCATAAAGAAATAACAAAAGAATTAAAAAAACAAGCAGAAGTAACAAGAAATATTTTTGAAGAAAATAATAAATTAATAGAAGCTGTTAAAAAAGCAGAAGAAATTAGTAAAGAAAGAATGAAATCTAGCTTTAATATATTTGAATCTCATAGACAATTAGAAGATGCAGTAAAAAGAACAAATGATAAACTTCGTAACATGAAAGAAATTTTAAGAGATTTAAACAATAAAGAAATGAAAGCTATAAAAACAATTTGGGAAAAAATACAAACAGTTATTGCAGAAGGTATTAATGAGGCAATTAAAAAAACTTCAGATGCTTTAGCAAGGTCAATTATTTTAGGAGAAAAATTAGCAGATTCATTTAAAAGAATGGCACAAGATATTGCTATTAAAATATTATCAACTCTTATTGAAATAGTTATAAGAAAAGGAGTTGAACTTGCTCTTGAAAAATTAATTACTAGAGAAAAATTAAAACAACACGCATTAGATAAGAAAAAAGGAAAAACTAATTTATTTAATACTGCTATGAGTTTTTTTGGTTTTGGAAAACAATCAGGTGGTGCTGTATCAAAAGGCAAACCAGAAATAGTTGGAGAACGAGGGCCTGAGTTATTTGTTCCTAATTCTTCAGGTCAAATACAACAAAATGCTAGAGGAACAGGTGGTGGAGCAGTTACTGTGAACTTTAACATAGAAACAATAGACTCAAATAGTTTCAATGATGTATTAGTAGAAAATAGAGGTATTATAACTTCAATAATTAATAATGCTTTAAACGAAAAAGGTAGGAGAGAGTTAGTATAATGAGTGGTGCATTTCCTATATCAACATCTAAATTTGAAACACTAGGTATTAAATCAATACAAAGTACAATTATATCTAAATCAATTAGTGGTAAAAAATTATCAAGAACTATTGATTCTCAAAGATGGGCATTTACCATTTCTATTATTACATCAACTAGAGCAACTGCCTATGGAGAGTTAATGGCTTTTATTGTTAAACAAAGAAGTGGAAAAGAAAATTTTACTATTATCCCACCAGAAATAGAAGATGCTAGAGGAAGTGAAACAGGAAGTGTTTTAGTAAATGGTAATCAATCTGCTGGAGATACTACTATTGCTATGGATGGCTTTGCTGGAGATGGTGCTGGAAGATTTAAGATGGGAGATTTTATTAAGTTTGCTAGTCATACTAAGATATACATGGTTGTTGCAGATGTTACTTCATCTAGTAATGCCGCAACAGTAACTATTGAACCACCTTTAGTTGCAGATATAGCAAATGATTCAGCAGTAACTTATGATAATGTTCCTTTTACAGTTCATTTAGTAAATGATATTCAATCTTTTGGATCAGTTGGTGCTGATAAAGATGGAAATTTATTATACAAATATGAGTTAGATGTTGAAGAAACTTTATAATAAAAAGGAGAAACAATGAAAAAAAAGAAGAAAAAAAAGATAGTTAAAAAGAAGAAGAAAAAAGGTAAAAAGAAAAAGAAAAAATAGTGCATGACGCAATATCTGGTTAAGTATTGGATGAATGTTGATGTACTTGCTGAAGAAGTAATTGATAGTGAAAATATAAATATGGACACTAATGATTTGGGTAAATTTAACGAACCAACAAAGGAAGCTAAATATAAAATATTAGATAGTATAAAAATTAACAGAAGAAGTTACGAACAATATGACAAGAAGCCTAACGACAGCAGTAAAGAACCACCTAGCAACAAATGAGATTAAACCTGTTCATTTGATAACTATTGGATTTGGCACTCCTCAAAATTTAACAGATTGCGTTCACGACTTAACTTCTTCAGTATCAGGTTCTAGTGTTACTTATTCATCAAGCAGTTTTTTAGTTAGTTATCCTGAAGTATCAGAAGAAACTGACATTGGTAAATCAAGCATATCAATAACTTTATCAGGAGCAGATCAAACATATATATCATTAGCATTAGGAGAAAATATAGTTAATGATTCTGTAACTATTTATAGAGCATTTTTAGATTCATCAAATGCAATTATAGCAGACCCTTTTTTACTTTATAAAGGTTCAATTGAAACTTATACAATTAATGAAACAGAAGATTCTTCAGCTTTAACTTTAAATATTGTTTCTCATTGGGCAGATTTTGAAAAAAGATCAGGAAGAAAAACTAATAGCACATCACAACAAAGATTCTTTAGTGGAGATTTAGGTATGGCTTTTTCTAGTGAAAATGTTTTAGATATTAAGTGGGGTAGAAAATAATGGGTTGGAAAAAGTGGGTAAATAAAGTAGTACCGAAACCAATAAGAAAAGTTTTTAAAGTAGTAAGAGTATTTAATTTTTTAAGAAATATTAATCCTTTTGTTGCTTTAGGAATCTTTGCTATTGGTTGGTTGTTCCTTTCAAATAGACGACCTGATAGACCAGACTTTGGAGATAGCGATTTTAATAATTTTGAAAAAGGAATATTATTAAATCATCAATCAAACGATCAATCTATTCCTGTTGTTTATGGAGAAAGAAAAATTGGTGGAACTAGGTGTTTTGTAGAAACTGATGGTGGATCTACTAATGAATATCTTTACATAGCATTAGCATTATGCGAGGGAGAAATTGAAAGTGTAGATAAAATTTATATTGATGACAAAGAAGTTACTTGGTCAGGAACTTTAGCAGATGATACTTTAAGAACAGTAGGAAGTGGAGATGGAAATTTTTATAAAGATAGTGCAAGTTTAATTAGTGTTAAATGTCATTATGGAAGTG